GAAGTGACCATTCTTACGCCGTGAAGGTAGTTGATATCTCCAGGATGAGCAACAGCTAAGCCAGGCTCAGGCTTTACCTGTATATCGTGTTGGGGGTAGTAAAGTTCTCCTCCCTCAAAATTGTCGTTATAATATATTAAGGAATTTAAATCATAGTTAGGGAAAGGATTAGGAGATCCATCATTTAGTTGCTTGTCGGCATGGGGTCTTTGTTCTAGCCCTGGAAACCATCTTATTATTACTGGTGGTCTAGTCGACAGCTTTACGTTAAAGGTATCTTCTAAAAAGTACTTCATTTTAAGGATATATTTATCAACTATGTTATATATTTCTAGATTAATTCTAGACAATATTTCTCCGCTACACTGCCTATTAGACCAATAAGAAGCATCGTAGGTGCAGGTACCGTCTTCTGAATAAATGTTTTCGCCGGCATCCATCCATTCGTTAATTGTTGGGACAAATTTTTCAATCTTTTTTAGATCATCAAGTTCAACAAAATTCTTAATAATTTTTATATTATCAATAGAGCTACCAAAATGGCCTGGTTCAATTAATGACTTTTCATCGTTAGGGTTCATAGTCTTCCTTCTTGGTAAAAATGGTGTTGTTTGTTGGGCATGTCCTATGGTATAGTGTATCATCTAGAACTAACCCCTATCCATAAGAAGGAGAAATTTATGGAATACTTTCATGTTGGCGATCCAAAGCTTGGGTTTCATTTATATAAGAACGCTATATCAAAAGATTTGAGAACATCGGAAAGACTAGAAGAGACCATAGGTAACAGTACTGATCAACTATTTAAATGGTCAGAAGCAATGGTTGGTTATAATACAAAAATGCCAGAGTATAGGGATTGTGTTGATCTAAAAATTAGCCCAGCTCATTGGCCATATTTAACTGAACAGTTTAAAGAAGTAAAAGCAGTGTACGACGATATAAACAACTGCTTAACACCTTGCCTAAACCATTACGAATCTAGATATAATTTTAAAATGGAATTCATGGAAGCTATAAATTTTGTTAGATACCAGCCTGGTCAGCACTTTTCTGTGCATAGCGATCATGGTTTTTCTTACAGCTGCACACTATCTTCTGTCATGTACCTGAATGATGATTACGAAGGAGGGGAACTGTGGTTTCCTTACTTGGACATAAAGTTTAAGCCAGAATATGGAGACATAGTTTTGTTCCCATCAACTTATATTTTTGCACACGCATCGCTTAAAGTTACAAGCGGGGTAAAGTATGCTGCTGTCACAATGTTCGACTACAATGACGCTAACCATAAAAACACTTCTTATGGTTCAAATGCGCCGGGACAAAAGAGTGTTGATAGCAAAGATACAGTAATTGCCAAAGGGTCAAATGACCCGATCTTAAAAGGAATAACAGAATGACAATAGTTACATTAACAAAAACCCATCAAAGCCCGCCAGTTATAAAGCAATCACAAATTAGAAGAGATTGGATGGACGAAACATACAAGAAGCACGCTTATCAATGTATGCCTATGACGGTAGCTAATGTATATGGCTGGGAGCTCCAAATGGAGGAAGACCTAGTGGTCCAGTGGGATGGTGGGAATACTCCGCCAGTGATATTGTCTGGGCAAACTACGGCATCTGGCAGAGAGCAGGCTAACGCATCAATTATAGGTATGGTTTCTATTAATATGGGTTGGGCAATAAACACCGAGCCAGGTTACTCTCTCTGGATGTCCGGATCCCCTAACTACTTTTTAGATGGGGCTTCTGCTTTGACTGCGACTATCCCTAGTTCATGGTGGCCAGATGAATCGCAAATGAATTGGAAGATTACAAAAATAGGTGAACCAGTAACTTTTCCAGCCGGCTCACCATTCTGTTTCTTTAACATATATGACAATACACTGCTTGAATCAGTGGAGTTTAAAGTAGAAAATCTATGGGACAAACACCAGTTAATGAACGATAGGGCAGAATATGGGGAAATAAAAATGAAGAACAATACAGAGAATCCATGGACATGGACTAAAGGGATTAAGACTGGATTAGACGCAAAGGGTAATAGTATCGGTCCATCGTTTTCCGGCCTCCCATCTTTTAATGAGCCTGAATAGGTTGTGATCACTTCAAAACGCTTTACTATAGTGCAGGGTGAGATACTGCCAACTAAGCTTTAGGAGCATAATGTTTTTTACTATTCAAAAAATTGAAAAACTTAATCTAGCAAAAATCGCCTTAGAAGAAACAGAAGAAAAGCTTCAAAAAATCCTTTTAAGAGAGCCCATATTGCTAAAAGATTTTACAATAGAATCTTTTATACCAGAAACAGATTTTAAATTTTTTGAAGATAGATTTTTTAACGAAGAAACTAAAGCTTGGGAAGAAACAAATGGCGTCATGTCTTCAGAAAAAAGGCACTTGAATCCTTTGGTTGAACTTCATGCTCGAGTCAATTTTTTAGTTACTTCAATAAAACAGTGCAGGCAAAAAATAAAGGAGTTAGGACAAAATGTTTAATTTATCAGAAGAACAAAGAGCAAAAGCAAAATCAAACAGTATTAAGGCCAAGGAAACAGTATTATATAAGCTTCTATTGGATCTAGGTATAGACCCAGACTCTATCCCAGTAGATGGTAACATACCAGTGCCTAACGAAGCAGATGCTGCCTATCCTTTAAACTTGGGTGCATTAAGATATGCTCCATCAATCGTTGCTTATAATTTAATAGAAGAAATTAAAGCATTAAGGCAAGGTAGCTAAATGGCAAAGCTTCAAATTCCACAATCAAAAATAAATACAATGCAGATCGAAGCTGAAAAAAACAATGCACTTTATGATTCTATGATTAATTTATCTGATGAAGAACTAATAGCGATAACTCAGGGTCCTATAGAGCACTTAAACTCAACCGACCATAATCACTCATGCGTATTATGTCATAATATTCTTGTCGGAAGTGAATTGTTTACTTCACCAGAAACCGGAGCTTAATAATGAAATATAACAAAGAACAACACGAAGCTAAAATAACTGAAAACTTGTTTGCGCTTTTCCTAACTTTAGGGATTGAAGAAAATAGGATTCAAACAATTACGCCGGAAGAGCTTACAGCAGCAGTAGAGGAAGTGTATCCTTTACTATCGGGGTCGGACAGAAACGCAACTAGTACAATAACTAAAGAGCGTAAAAAAATAATAAAAGCATGTCAAGAAAACTTGTATTATTATAAGCTAATAAAGAAAAGAGCGTAAAATGGCCCAAAGATTAAACCTATTTATATCGATGCTTAAGTCCGTAGAATATAGCAACACCCATTATGACGAGGTTATATCAGAGCAAGACCTTATTGATATGGCTTCTTCTGTATACGCTAACGAAATTGGTTTAGAGGCAGATAGATCAGTGGAATCAATTGGTGTCTTCCCGAATAGCTTCTATGTCTACGAACAGGTTAGCAATGGTCATACGGATATTATGGCGGCTATTCGCCTAAATGCCCTTCAATTAGAGATGGTATTAAAATTAGCAAAACCAACTGGAGTTTTATTCTTTAAATCAGGCTTTATGATTTCTCCTCATAACTACTTGGACAGCTTGCTCTCCTGCCCGGTTTATGTACCAGTTGACGAGGATCTTTATAGGTCAGAAAACAATTGGCTTAATGGGCCGACTCCTTTGAGCACCTTTGACAATTCAGAGGTAGAGCAAGGTATAATCCCCGCTGACGTAAATGTTATTGTATTTTACAGTCAGGCTCTAGTATCGGATCCTAACACGGAGATAGTACAAAACACATTCAACGCACTTCCTTCTGGTGGTGTGATGATTTTCTTAGACAATAACAACTACCAAACCACATACGTAACACCTGAAACAGATTTGTATGATGATTTGGCTAAATTAATTAAGTCTATAGATAATTCTAAATCATATCATATATCTACTGGAACAGGTTTTACCGTACTAATTAAGGATTAATTGGCTTATGCAGGGGATATCTGTATTTGAAGCAACCCCATCTATAGAGCACGCCACTATATTTTCGTCTGTATGGTCTCAATGTTGGCCTACAATAGCTGCGAATAATGGCTTTAGCGCGTCTCAGATAGCCTCTAGGTTAGAGTTAAGAACTATAGACTGGTGGCTTAAGGCTATAGAAGCAATGCCGCTCGCCCAATACTCATCAGACAAAGATAACAATTTTGTGATATCATATTTGCTATATGATTCAGACGTTCTTAGTATAAACAAAAAAGAAACTTCTTTAAATTTATCAAAAGAAAATGAAGATCCATGTGTTTATATTTTTGCAGAAAAAGCAGCAAGAGGGTCTGATATAGTCAAAGAAATTGGAAAACAATCCTTGAAAAAAAGAACTGAATTAGGGTATAATATTTGTGGTTCATGGATTATGAAATCCAATGCTAGATCTTTAGGATATGCAGCAAAGACTGGATGGAAAAAAGTTTTAGATTTAGGTTCCCCAGTTTGGGATCCAGGTATCGACTTTGAATATTGGGTATTTGATAACACTAGCTGGAGCAAAAAATGATTGTATTAGATAATTTTTTAAGCAAAGATCTTTATTCAAAGATGTTAGAAGATCCTAACTTCTACCCTGAATCAATGGGTGGTGGAGACCAAATAGCGACAGAACTCAATAGTTATCATTATGAACAAGCAAGCTGCTATGCCCCGTATATGTTTTGGGATGGTTGGTGGAATAGTCCAGCTAATACATTAAAAAAACAGATAATACAAAGTATATGGGGTAGCCGTTTAGAATATCAGCATGACGATATACTTGGTTTTGAATACTGGACAAGAACTTATAGAGCTGGTCAATTCCTTTCAACCCACGTGGATGAAGATACTTTCCTATATGCTAGAGACAAGGTATTTACCGGCCCAATAAACGGTGCAATACTATATGGATGCGACAATAACGATGGTGGATTTTTAGAAATTCACAAACACACTTTAATAGATGGATCGCATGAAGCCTTAGAAAAAGACAGCATTAAAATATCACCGATAGAAGAAAGAGAAAGAATAGCCTACAAGGGTAATAGACTGGTTATACTCGATGCCGGACATGTTATCCACGGAACAACACCAGCAAATTCTGGGGTTAGGCAAGTAATGGTTATAAATGTTTGGCACAAGGATAACCCACCATTAGCATTATCTCTTGGAGAGTTTTA